TGCCTGTATTGGGACTCAGCAACTTAAGGCTAACTGCCTCTTCATCACCTGTTACAAAATCTTCAATGGGAAGAGTACCTCCCACGCGGCCGGCAATCTGCTTACCACCGGTGACTGCTGCCATAAAACCTTCGAAAACAAACCCAGCGGAGGATTCACTATAGTCGTTCAGGCATGCTTGCAGTGCTTCGATGATCATCATCATGTTAAGGATGGCGTTAAATCTATCGCCAGTCCCTTTTCTTTGCGCGCGCGCAGGATCAACGAAACTATTAACGTGATCGATGCGTGCCTGAATGCTTGGCTGTCGAGTAATAGATGCGAATATTCTGTCGATGTCTTGTCTTGATTGACTATTGGGATCTCCCCACGCTTCGTTGGGATTGAGTTTCGGAATGTCGATGTACATGCTAAAGCGTTCAGCTTCTGTTATGGAGGGAGGACCTGGAGGAGATATATCCATAATATCTTCAACCATTTCTCTTAATAAATCTAGCTGATTTTTAACTTCTTTCCCTTCTCTTACCTCGATAAACATATCTTTCATAAAATCTGACATCTTCTTTCCTCTAAATTATAATGTCTGCGATGCCGTATTCGACCGCTTCTTCTGCAGATAAATAGACGTTAACTTTGCGTTCTAGCAGCTTTTTAAGCTGTTTTTTGGTTAGCTCGGTCTCTGCAACGAGACAATCGATGTACATCTTTTGAATTTGCTCCACTGCCTCCATCTCGTTAATAAGATTGTGAAGAGGGCCGTGGTTACCAGCGATGACCGAATGAATCATCACGCGACAGTTGCGACCAATCTGGCGTTTTCCTTTGGTGCCGGCGGCCAATAAAATAACTCCGGCTGACATCACCTTTCCGAGGCCCACTGTGTGAATCTCGCTTGACTCACGAACGATTCTCATTATATCATACATCCCAAACATATCATCTGCCGACCCCCCGTATGTCGAGAGATAAAAAGTAATGGGTTTAGTCTTTTTTGGTTGTAGACGATTGAGTTCATCCAAATACAACATGGCATGAATAATCTCGGCCGTCTTTTCTTCCGACACATCTGAGAAGAGCCCGATGCTGCGCAAATCTGGTTCGGGTGGGCGCTCCTCCATCATTAAAATTTGGGATAGCTCTTCTTCTAGAGCTGCCATATTCTCTACTTTGTCTTTTTTATTCTTTCCTGCATCATCCTTAGTAATGAGGTCCAATATTTTCCCAATCATCTTATCATCCTCCAAAAGTTGAGTGCTTCACTCCGATGCCGTTGAAGATGTATCATAGCGGTGTCCCAATCATGGAACTCCAACCCTTCTTTAAAAACTTCGGGAGTTTGAGCAATGAGAGCGGCGATAACATTGGCTTGGAAAGTTAGTTTGTCTTGGGTAAACTTGCGCTCAAAAGATCCTTGAGCATCTGTATCTGTATCTGTTTCAACCATATACTTTTTCATTATTCTCTCTGACGTGGCATAATTTTCAAGAGCCCTGCTCGCCATTACTAAATAGATGATGCGGCTGGATTTTAATAAATTTAATGAGAGGCGTGCGGTGTTTATAAAGTAAAATGTCTTACACGTAACATATCCAAAAATAAACATTAAGGCGTGTAGCCACCAGATATCCATGTCTCTCCTAAAAAATAACCACTAGCGCGGCCAGTGGTTATTGTAACGGGTTGTAAACCAATTGTCAAATATTATTTGGTAAGTCGTTTCATGATGCGCTCGGCAAGAGCGTCAACCATGTTTTCTTGGCTGTTCTTGGCCTGAAGACGAGCAGCGACCCGCTTGGCAACTTCGTTGACGAGGTCTTCTTGGTTCTCGTACATGGCACGATTGCCGGGGAGTTCGTCTTCTTCAGCGTCAAGGGCCATATCGGTCTCCATGTCGGCATCCATATCAAGAGCATCTGCATCTTCCATGTCATCTTCAGCGGCGTCTTCATCATCCATCTCTGTGGAAACGGGTTCGCCCAAGACATCTTCCAGTGCGGCTTCAAGGGCGCTCATGAAATCGTCAACTGCTACCGTGCCAGCCGGGCCGGCATCGTCATCCATAGCCATGTCCAGATCCATACCGTCGCCCTCAGCATCCAGCTCGTCGGCTTCTTCATCAGCAAAGTGATCTTCGGCGCCAAGCTCATCTTCAGTTGCATCCAGCTCGCGCTCAAGCTCGTCTTCTTCATTAACGTCGGGCGTCGTGCCATACATTTCATTAATTCTATCATCGCCAAGAGGGCGTAATTCCGCCAACTTCATAAAGCTGCGAAGTTCAGCCTCGGTTAAAAGTGATTTGCGAGCCATGTTTTCTATTCTCCTTAAAAATGAGTCAATAATAAATAGTTATGTATTTTGTAAAACCTACGATTTTTACCATTTCTGTGAAATACGTCTCATCTTAAGTAGGGCCTTTTGTTCGATTTGTTTAACCCGGGCAAAAGAAATACCTAATCTTTCTCCAACTTGTCGGAGTGTGAGCGTACCATGCTCATAAATAGATATGAGCGAACAGTTAAATTCATCCTCGTAGTCTATCCACATTCTACAATCTTGGTGCGGGCAGCCTTCTTCAAGTTCCCTGCACTTACGCGAGCACTGTCGCATGCCATCGATCTTCATAGGTCAGGATGTTCCTCGGCAATGAGATCAAATAAATCGTCTAGCTGAGAGTCTGAGAAGCCAGCATCGGACAGAAGCTCGGTGCCCTTCACTCTCAGTTTCTTAGATTTTTTCTTCTTCTTTGCCGATTGTTGCTTAAGATCATCAATGAAACTTAAAATTCGCTCGTCTTGTTCTAAATAGCCCGACATGAACGCCCGAAAGAATTGAGACTGACGTAAATCATCATGTTTTAGTCTAATAATTAGTTGAGCATGTCGGTGATCGTTGACCGTAAATACTACTTTCTTGTTCATCTTGCCGTAGGCAATCTCAGGGGTTTCTACCATGCTCGGCTCCGAATATGGGTACCGCTCTCGGATAGCCCAGAGTTAGTTTGCCGAATAAACTGGGCCGATGCAGTTAGCTCGGGAATCGTCCTAGCTCCACTGTAGGAGAGTCCTGACTTGATCCCATTCTTTAGATCGTCGAAGATATTTTCTACACTTCCTCGATAAGGCACGCGTGTAGAGACACCCTCGTTAGAAGAGTAGCGGCCGCGCCAACCTATTTGGGCTTCTTTCGACGCCATGCCACGATAAGTCTTCCAGCGGGTACCATTCGCTTCTTCGATGACTTTTCCGGGCGTTTCGTCGGTTCCAGAGAAAAGAGAGCCACACATCACGGCGTCGGCGCCGGCTGCAAGGGCCTTTACAATGTCGCCAGAGTTGCGAATACCGCCGTCGGCTATAATAGAAACAGGTCTATCAGTCTTCGCGCACTCAAAAAGAGTGTGAAGGCCCGGAACGCCATGACCGGTCTGTATGCGAGTGGAACAAATAGATCCACCTCCGATATTACATCTAATAGAGCTAGCACCCCAATCGGCTAAATCATTGACTCCATCTAGCGTAGCCACATTCCCGGCCATAATATGAAGATCGGTCCCGAACTCTTTACGCAAAGCAATGAGCGCCTCCTTCATCATAATATGGTGACCATGGGCTACATCCACGCATATAAAAGAGGCACCAGCGACCAATACTTTTTGGGCGCGGATAAGGTAGTCATCGGTTACTCCCACTGCGGCACCAATGAAAATATTGGGGGTGCCGCGAATGGCGGCTAAATCGCGCGCCATCGAGACATTGCGAGCCTCCATCTCTGGTGTATTGTAGCGGTGAACCACTGTCGCGCCGCCGGCCATGCCAAGAGCGGCGCCCATGGCGGTTTCGGCGATTGTGTCCATCGGCGAAGCAAGAATGGGAAAACTTAACTTAAGGTCTTTCCCCAAGTCGGTATCAATTGAAACCTCAGAGCGACTACGAATATCTGAGTACCTAGGCTTCAATAAGACGTCATCGTATGATAAATATTCTTCCATGTTATCTTTCCTCTTCAATAAAATCTTTAATGTCCCTTACTCTATACCACGTAGTTTCCTGTGGATCGGGAGGGTCATGAAGTACTCGGATCTTAGGCTTTTGCGCAGATGCATATGTCTTTATTAACGAAATAGTAGGTACTCCGTTAAAGCTTAGCTGTTTCTCGATAGCGGGATAGTTGTCGATATTGAATGCAAAGAAGTGAATTCCCTCATATGACTTTGTGTCGGAAATATCTTCGTAATATTCTTTTAAATTGTGGCACAAGTGGCAATCATTCGAATAGAATTTTATAACGCACGTGGCGTCTTCTTTTACTTTGCCGGCTATAATCTTTTTTAAAGCCCCTATGGATAGTCTATCTACACTCATTGTCAATCTCCTCTTCTGTTTTCTCAATACAATGCGGACAATAGAGTCGCACTGTTTCTTGGATCACTACTACCTTCCACGAGCTTAACATTTCCCGATCCTTCTTGTCAAAAGAGTCACTACACAAGGTACAACTCTCGGGAAGCTTGCCGAACAGAGCTACTTTATTAGCCAGCTCCTCTTTATGTTCGGGTGCGGCGCGCTTGGTAAGGGCGCGTCGTTCTTTTCTATTCATCTTTCTTCTTCTTTGCCCTTGGCTTGGGTTTTGCCTTCGCGGTCGATTGCGACCGTCGATAGGTGGGCGAGCGCTCGGCTAACGTTTCGCCGCTTATTGGCGCGGCGGGGGGAGATTCTTCTTCCGGTGGTGCTGCAGGTTCTTCTACCGGGGGGACCTCCTTTAGTGCTGACGCATAAGACTGCAGAGTCAGCATGGCGCCCTCAAACTGTACCATGTGCATGGCATGTTTACACATTTCATCCACCGTGTCGTTTCCAGTTGCCGACTGGTATGTGCTTTTAAGTAGGCCATAGTGTTCCAAGGCTTTTGATTTGAGCCGCATTACGGCGGCATTAATGATTTCGTCGTTCATATGTTCTCCTATTTATTAATACTTTCGACTCGCCACAGCTCTTCGTTGCCGTCAAAAACAACAACAGCAGAGGGGAATGGCGCTGAATTCTTACTGTCTCCAAACTTCAATCTTCCCTTTACGAAATGGATCTCGGCGGCTTTCATTACATGCTCATGCCAGTACTTTGTATCGGTTCGGGCCGGAATGAGCATTACAACTTTGGTGTCATCTTTTTGCGATTCCATGCGGGCCTTTTCGATCCAGCGTTCAATACCTCTCCCGTAGGGAGGATTTACAAAGGAAGTAAAGCCTTCCCAATTTTTGTCGAGTCCGTTTTCTGCTTCTGTAAAGAAGTTGGCACATTTGGTGTTGGTCGGGCTGGCACAGGGATCCAAATCAAAGGGCCCGAACCGCCAGTTAAGTTTCTCAAAAAATTCTTTAGGAGTGGACCAGTTCCCCGTCTTAGAAGAAAACATTACCCCTTGAGTTTCCTTATTCACTGTTGCCTCCACCACTAATCATTTCAAAATTTTCTACCACTTCATCAATATTATATTTTTGCTTGAAAAGGCGGTATGCCTTCACTGCAGCTCTGATCTCATCCGTATTCAGCCACCCGTTCTCGCGAAACTCCGAGCGTAGTTCACGCTTTTGTTCTTGATAAGGTTCGATACACTCTTCAATTGCTGCCAATGAGCGGATGTATTCTTTGACATATTGTTTTTTCTCGTTGTTTGTTGTGGCCATTAAGCCCTCCTTTGTTTAACATATATATTATAACAACCAGCGGAGGCTACGTCAAGCTATTTGGCAAAGTTTATTCCAAATAAATGGTGAATAAACTTTTGAATCACTCGGTCCTTTTCTTCTATAGTGTCACATTCGGAAAACAAATAGTTATACGTGGACTTCTGGGTATTGATATGATTATTCAGTTGGCCGATCTCTTTCTTCATCCACCGAATTTGTTGGCGATAGTTGCGCGGGGTTTTAATCTTCATCTCTTTGGCCATAGATAAGAGGATAAAATATTTTCTCTCTTCCAAAGCTTTGCGCGCTGTATTGAATTTCTCAGCACTGGCCTTGCGCTCGGCGTCTGTCAAATCTGGTGATAAGCGATCCGGATGGAGGCGCATTGCGATTTTTCTAAACACTTTATTAAACACCTCATGTAATTCTGTCTCATCCTGTGTCATCTCGTATTCACTAGGGCTCGGCTCTTCATCAGACTCAGGATCCAGAGGGAAGACAGAGGGGCCTGTGTATGTCGCCAACTGCTGTTGGAGATCCGAAAGCGCCTTTTTGGTTTCTTCGACCCCTTCGGAGGCATCCGTCATCCCATATATTTTTCTCACCCGGTCAGCGTTGTCTCTATTAAGGGCCTCAATGTCGATACTCAGTCTTTCGCAGAAATCCTGATAATACTCATGGAACTCCGAAGCTACCGATTTATTGATGGTTTCAAGAAATTCCCCTTCTTCATGCAAGTAGGTTAACTCGTTCACGAGGCGCGCCCATCTTAATTTTTGCGCTGCGCTCATTGAACAGTCCTCGGAATAAGTAGGGAGACAATGTACTACTTAAAGTCAAAATCAACATTAGCCGTGATTTTCAGCTGCGGAATGTGCAAATGATTGGCCAAATTGTGCTTTTTGCATTCATCGGCTTCTAGAAACCAGTCCGCGTGACCCTTCTGGTGAACAATATCGAGAAAGTATTCATGATGATGGCCACAGTTTTTACCCATCATCGAATAAATCTTCTTATTTAATCTTTCCGTTTCCTCGGCCGAAGCTTTAATCTCTTCCACTTTCCCTCTCTCCATAGAACTGACATCGTGAATCATAACAGTTGCATCAGGATCCATATAGCGCATCCCATCTGCTCCAAAACTAAAGAGAATGGCGCCGCAAGACATGGCCTTGCCTTGTACGATGGTCGCAATCGGTACGGTACTATGAGTCATGTCAGATATCATTGACATGAGGCTATAAACTTGACCACCATAGCTATCGATAATCACAGGCAGCACGGGCTGTCCCGTGTTATGGGCCTTCATTACGGCGGCCGAAAACGATTTGGCGGCCGCTTCATCGAACTTGTTTACTCGAATTATAACCGGTAAATCTTCAATAAGCTTGGGCTCTTTTAAGAGTGGGCTAAAGTTTTTAATTATGTTCATGTCTCATCCTAATAGTTTAAATGTACGCCATAAAGCGAAGGTGGAGAATCCCCAGTTCTCATCGTAATCCAGCTTGGCCATATAAGGTCGATTAAGTTGGATCTTGTCGCGGCCGGGCTTTACTCCCCAGCATCGAACGCGTGTGACTTCGTTGTTTGAATCAATCACTTCGACAATCCAATAGAGCTTGCCATTCTTTGTTTTGCGTTCCGTCACTTTCCTAGGAATAAACCAGCAGACTTGCAAGGCAGGATCAAACTCAGAGATGGGGGGGATAAACTTTTCTTGTAGCTTTTCCACCGTCTCTGTGCTAATAACAAGATTAATCGGAAACACTCCTGTCAAGTCCGTCTTGAACTGGATTATTTCCTCTTCACTGAAGTCCCCTTCTGGTCTATAAAGTTCGATATTCTCGTTGAGTCTCTTAATGTTCTTGGGTCGCTCCACAATACATGCGGACCAAAAATGCTTACGACCACTAAAACGATCATCCACCAGCAAATCCAAGGCGCCGCCTCGACCCAGAGCATCCAGTGATTTTTTGTTTAACTTGCTGTAAGAGATCCCCTCTCGGAAGAGTAAATCTTCAGCATTGAGGAAAGGCCGATGTTCAATGACTTGTTCAATAGCTGACGCGCCTAGACCTTTAATCGAAGTCAAGGGCTGGATCAGAGTCTTACCATCTGAGCTAATCTCCCAGACTGCGCCGGACTTATTAATGTCCAGTGGTTCGATATCAAAGCCAAACTTCTTGGCGATGTTAATGGCTTTCTCTTTCCGACTCTCTGGTTCCTTATCCAAGAACGCCGCCATCCACTCAGAAGGATAGTAGTTAAAAAGCCACGCGCATTGAAACGAAATAATACTGTAGGATACGGCATGCGACTTATTGAATCCATAGCCGGAGAAGAACTCAAACTTATCCCACAGCGCCTGTGCTTTGTCGCGGTCGATCTTGTTAGTGATGCAACCCTTAATGAATTTATCATGCAACTTGCCCTTAACCGAACCTTTACCGGTCCCTTTTTTGGTAAGTACCTTCCGAAGCATATTACCTTCGTCCAGAGTAAGACCCCCCAGCTTATGAGCCAATAGGGCAATCTGTTCTTGGAAAATCAAGAAACCAAATGTTTCCTGTGTGATCTCATGGGCGTCATCATTTAAGTATGTGATGTGGTGGGGTCGTTCTTTTGCCTCAACATATTCATCATGAACATTGGCTGACAGGGGGCCCGGGCGATAGATAGAAGTAATAGCCGACACATCAATGATGTTGCGCGGCTTTGCTCGCACACAAAACTTTTGGGCGCCTTGCTCGGTAAACTGAAAGATGCCGGCCCACTTTCCAGCGTGGAAAATATTCTCATATACCTCTTGATTGTTCAAATCGATTTCATCGGGATGAAGATGTTTATCATAGTAGGCGCGTACCTGCGCAAACGTGGGATTTTCTACTCCGTGATGACGGCGCAAAATGTGTTCGATGCACCCCTCCATCATCTTGAGTGTGGACAAGCCTAACAGATCAAACTTAATGAATCCCATGGGCTCAAGGTGTCGGACGTTCTGTCCTTCGGCCCACGGAGCCTGACGTACACCGCCTGAGTTGATCAGGGGCATGCTCTTGTCTAAGTCCTCGGCGATAACGACGCCGCCGGCATGGCGGGAGCAAGAACGCACCTGACCCACAAGACCTTCAACGTGTGTCTTTACAGCCGGATGCTTGTTCAGGTAGGCCCGAAGCGATGGCGAAAACTCCATAACTTCTTCCCACGTCGGAACGTATACACCTGCTTTGACCCCATGCTTTCTTTTAGCGTCGGGGGTCGCCTCTCTCATCATGATAGAGGTGACGGTATTAACTTCCGTAAAGGGAATATTATAAAGCTTTGAGATATCCTTAATCAAAGACTTAAGCTGCAGAGTATTCCAGTTAGAGATCGGAGCTACACAATCCGCGCCCCACATCTGCACAAGCTTTTCCTTTAAAGACATACTGTCGGACACATCATAATCAATATCCGGATAGTCAGTTGCATCAGAACGTAAAAAACGTGAGAACAACAAGCCATTCTTAATCGGATCGACCTGTGTAATATTGAGGGCGTACGCCACTAGCGAACCAGCGGCAGAGCCGCGGCCGGGTCCCGTCAGCATCATATCGGTTGCTACATCAACAATTGATTTCATGGTCAAGAAATACTTTGAAAAGCCGCGGTCATCAATAACATTAAGTTCAAGTTTAAGACGGTCAGTATATTCTTTGTTAGTATGAAGGCCCTTGTCCTTAAGGCCCTCAAGAGCAAAGTTTACCAAGGCCTGCGTGGCTGTAAAGCCAGCCGGCACAACAAACTCAGGCAAGCGCACGGTGTTGTCTGGCAAGAAGGATTCGATGCGATCGAATGCGATTCTGTGTGTTTCCTCGATGCTCTCCATAACAAGGTCATCATCGTATTCGAATCCTTGCTCCTTGGAATATTGTTTGTAACTCTCCCACATTTGATCACCATTCTTGGGATACAACTCGTAACCGATTTCCTCAACGCCTGCAGGTAGTTGCGACTCTTCGTCTGCCCACGATGGGCGGCCTTTACCAAGCCAACCAAGGCGCTTGTAAAGCTCTCTGTCCTTCCAAGCGTCAGGGTTGGGGTAATGGCTATCGGCTGTCGTCACCAGTCCAACGCCAAACTCTTTAGCAACCTGAATCACATATTGATTAAGTTCATGCTGCTCTTTAATATTGTTCCATTGTATCTCGGCATACCAGCGATCACCGAAAATGTCGACCATACGTCGTGTGGACTCACGCATGGCATCGAGCACAGCTTCATCGCCTTCCTCTCGGTGTTCCCAGTAGTTGCCGGCATAAACGCCGCCTAGGCACGCTGACGAGGCTATAATGCCCTCATTGTACTTCTTCAGGAGCGCATAGTCAATGCGCGGATACCGGTAGAAATTCTCTGGCTGGTACGACTCAGAGACAAGCTTGAATAGATTGTTAAGTCCCGTTTGATTTTGAGCCAACAGCACAAGGTGCCGCCGGTTCTTCAAGATTCCTTGAGTCTTCTTGCTGTCGCCCTCATCTTCAACGGTTGCACCAGACTGCGCATCTTTCTTGATGGCCCGGGCCTTCTTCTTATCTTCCATCGCCTGATTATATGCATCATGCCACTCAGCAATCGATGGTGTAAAATAGGCCTCGCAACCAAAGATAGGCTTGAAAGCCTTTCCTGCCTCTTGCATCTTTTTGGCATGCAAAACCTGATATGCTAAGCCATTCATGTTCCCATGATCGGTTAATGCTAACGCATCACAGCCATTCTCGTACGCAAAATCCATATGATCTTGCGGGTACCCAATAGCATCAAAGATGGACCCAGCGACACTATGTGCATGCAGTCCAACAAACTTAATCTTAGAATCTTTTCGATCCATTTAATCCCCCAGTGTATAAGGTATCTTAACATGTTGGTGCGGCTTTGTCAATGCTTCATAGGGCTTTTTTATGAGATGCTCAGAACTCAAATAGGAGACATAGGTGTCCCACTGAGAGCAATCATAAAACCACTCTATTTCAATCTGTGTCGTTTTTTGTGCTTCGATCGCTAGCGGGTGGAATATATCGCTTAGTTGGAAATAACGTGCGCTCCACCTCTGGTTCAGTGGCAGTTTCTCCGAAGGGTATTGCTGGCCGGGTGAAGGGGGTAAATATTCCCTTGTGGTGGTTTGGTTGATGTTGCGTCGACATGTTTTAAAATCTTCTCCTGTCATAGTAAAAGAGAGAGGTAATCCATCTTTTACTGTTTTGTTTTTATGTGCAAAGAAAAAATTACTTTCTTTGCTTTTGATGTCCTTACGGTGTTGTCGTACCTTTTCCACATTGAATACTCCCATCGGGAAAGAAATGTAATATTTCTCAGGGACTGTCCATTGTGAAAGTTTGTAGGCTGTTCTCCATGCACTATGAATCCCGTGGATAATAGACCATCCGTAGGAATCGCGACGATCACGGTCCTTCGGATGGATGGGAACGTAATAAATAGGCACCTCTTTTCGTTGTTCCTTATAAAATTTACTAAATTTTCGGGCGTAATAAACCGGATCATAAATCCACTCGCCCACCATTTTGCGAATGAGAGGAATCATATCGTCATTAGCCACAATCCAAATAGTGTGGCACCCGGCAAGGGCGCACTCATATACGGATTTTTGGATAGCACTATACCCATTGGCAACCGGCGTTAAAACCGAAGGAAGTGCATTCTCATGGTCCGTCTGTATGTTGGCAATAGGGACTATGCCGGCAAGATGTAATCGCATTTGAGCACCTTATAAGTGGCTAAATCTTTTTCCATTACCAAAGCGAGCAGTTCCTCTTCCGTAAATGGACTCTTACATATAGCGGGGGACTCCTCCCATTGGGGTGTCACTCGACGTATCTTTTGACGCCTTGTGTGTGAAGTTTTAAAACGGTAGTGGCGTGGTTTGCCAGCAGAGGTGTATCCGTTCTGGGGCCCTTTCATTCCATTGTCGTATAAAACTTTTTCCATCTTAAAGCGAGCCATCGTTTCAGAGAAATCAGGATCATAGAGCTGTTCTTCGCTTAAAATTGAGACCACACAAGCATCTTTAACACCAGTATTCCCATCAATTCGGTCAGATGAATAGAACCATATCTGGCTAACAAAATCATCGTCTGTGGATAAATAATCGATTTCATGTTTTCCTCCTTTGTGAAATGCAATGTAATCATAACATATATAACTAGGAGATGCGGGTCTGATTTCCGGCACTAGGCCAGAAATACCACTATCTCCAAAATAATAACACTTATCAAAACTAAATTCATGAATTTTTGCGTATTCATTGGTACACGTGACCTTCTCTCCGTCATAACGCATTATATCACATAAATTGCTCAATGGTAAGCGCCCGTCCAAAGAAAGCAAAAATATCAAACGCTCCCACAAAATAGCCTTGGGTACCCCCACTTCCATCGACGAATCGACGGTATTCATTTTTCTCCTCTCGGCAGGGATTCCTACACTTGATAGTTCCAACTCCGGCGAGAAATAATCGAATCGAAAAGGGGGCAAAGGGTGTGTGAAAAAAAGAGGAAAGCCATGCGCATAAGCAAACATGGCAGCATCCAAATTGCCACCAATGACAATATTTTCATGTCGGAGAATCAGTCTTCCTTTCTTCTAAAGCCAGCGGCCAAGGCAGCCATAAAGATAATGTACAGACTACCACGACTGGTTGTTGCACAGCTACAACCCCGAGATGACTTGGTGCCATCTTCGGTCACGGTGTCCGTCGCACTAGCGAGGCTGCCCGTATCTGACTCTTCTTCGCCGCCAGTGTCTTCATTCTCTGGTGGGGTTCCTGAGTCATTCTCAACTACTACTTCCTCTTCTTCCTCTTCTGTGGAGGGGATGAAGAATGGTTGAGAGATCGTTAGGTTTGATAAAGTTACGCCGAGTTCATGATGAAAAGGATCATACCAGCCTGTGTCAAAGTTTCCCATAAAGTTTAACTCATCTATCACGAAGGGGTACCCTTCCTCAACCTGTACGCTCAAGAAGTATTCATGATAAGCTGACTGCGTTTCTCGGGCACCAAGATTTAGGTACATATCCCAGGCCATTAGATCAGCCCGGCCGTCAACGAATACATCCCACTCGTAAAGGGTGACTTCATATTGTGTGCGGACTGAGTACTCGGACGAGTGGTAACCTTTTAGTTGAACGTTCCCTTCCGCTTTCATCTCGCCGTCGTCGGTGATAGGATAGGCGGCGTGAGCCATTACGGCTCCCTCGGAGTCAGATCCGATGCCGTAAGCGTTCTGAAATGTGACTTGTCCGTAGGCGTCAATGCCATATGATTCAAAGGGGACCGACCAATCCCAACGGAAAGCGCCTTGTTCGCGCTCCACGTTTGTCATAGCCTCTACCGATAGAACCGGATACTCACCCCAATCACTCCACTCATCTGCCCATAGTTTGCACTGGGCACCATCGGCCCAATCCCATGGG